CAATGAGTTTGCTAATAAAGCATGCCCATCATTCGACGCAACTAATGAGTACAAAGATCTCTGAGAACACAAATATACAACTTGACTTAAAAACTGTAGTAGCAATAATAATGGTTACAGCCTCTTTTGTAGGTATGTATTATACACTACAAGCAGATATTGAAGAAGCTAGAAAATTACCACCTATAGAAGTTACTCGCTTAGAGTATGAACTAAAAGAAACGTGGAACGAGAAAATGATAATCCAACTAAAAGATCAAGTAGAAATGCTAGAGCAAACGCAAGATATATTAAAAGAAGAAATTAATATAACTGCAAGTATGATTAAAGATGGTACAGAAGCTGATGGTAAATTAGAGGAACTAAATAAACAACTAGAAGAACTAAGAAATAGAAAACCTAAAACAACTGTTATAGTTAAAGAAGTAGAAGTTCCAAAAAAGAAAAAATGGTAGAATCACCTTTAAGCAAACTTAGAAAAACAACTCGCGGTAAAGGCAGGCATTTTCTTAGTGCTAAAGAAGGTGGTGGGATGACAGCTAAAGGTAGAGCTGCTTATAAAAAACAAAATCCAGGCAGCACGCTTTCTGCTCCTGTGACAAAGAAAAATGTTAAACCTGGAAGTAAAGATGCTGCTAGAAGAAAATCTTTCTGTGCTAGATCAAGATCTTGGAAAAGCGAAAGAGGTAAAGCAGCTAGAAAACGTTGGAGATGCTAAACAAAAATACTATGTGGAAATTAACTAAACAATATTTAAAAGACGTATGGGCGTTACTATGGAGTAAAACTACTCTAGATGAAAAAGTAATAGCAACAGTAAAAGACGTTAAAAAAAGATACAAACTAACAACGCAAGAATTAAATGACGTTGCTAAGGCCATAAGAGAAGTCGGTAATCAACTAGGTGATATTGATGATGCTTTAAAAGGTAAAGGTAGAAAAGGTAGAAAAAAATAATTATGGGTAAATTTAAAATGAAATCACCTTACAAGGTTGATCCAATAGCTAGATACGACGTACCTTTTACGCCAGACAACGTTGAAGATAATAGTGGGCTAGTAGCTAAAGCTAATAAAAATGGCACTATGATAGTTAATAAGAACATATCTAAAAATTCTAAATTATATAAAGAAGCTAAGTCTCATGAAGATCAGCATCTAAAAGATATGATGGAGAATAAATTAGATTATGATTCTCAAGCTGTATATCACAATTTAGATGGTAAAGGTGTTAAGAGAGTTGATAGAAAAAACTTTGACGAAAGTGACAAAACTTTACCATGGGAAAAAAGAGCTTACAAAGCAGGCGTTGCAATGAAAGAACAAGATATGAGACCTAATCCAGATAAATTAGACGGACCACCTAACATGCAAGAAAAAGATACACCATTGTCTTACTATAAAATAGGAACAAAACCTCGTAGAGAATCTGATATGGACTCAGTGTCAATGAATGAAAGATTTGGAAATGCCATGATTAAAAAGTTTGGACCTGCTAAAACTGGATGTGCTATATCTAAGTATGGCGGCGGGCCTGCTAATATAAACATAGGCCCTGAAACAGATCCAAGTGGTGAAGGTGAAGATGAAAAAACTTTAAAGAAAAAAGCTCAACAAGCTGCTAATGAAAAATTAGCTAAAATGGAATATCAATCAGAAACTTTAGATGATGGTACAGTAAGATATTTTAAATCAGCTGAAGGTTCTGCTAGTAATAAAGGAGAAAGTGTTGTACAAGCTGGAGGTGGTAAACAAGCTACAGACAGTGATCAATATATAAATAGATTAAAAGAGAGATTTCCAAATGCAACAGGTGAAGAACTAGTAAATAAAGGATATATAAGCTCTTCATATAAAGATCGTTTTCCATCAGCTCAAGAAGAAAAAGCTACTGCTAGTGATGAATATTTTGAATACTCAACTAGCGATGACGGCGGCGGCGACGGTAACGGCGGCGGTGGCAATGGCGGCGGCGGCGGTGAAACTACTAATGGTGGTGGAGATAAAGATAAAGAGAAAAAGAAAAGAAGATTAGATTTTAGTCTTGGTAATAGAAGGCGTGGCAGAACAAGAGGCCGTACAAGAATGAAAATGGCTCCAACTAAAGTTAATACATTTAAATGTCCTAAACCTTTCTAAGATAATTATGGAAAAGAAAACATTTAAAGAAACTAAAGTAGGGGCTTTCTTAGCTAGCAAAGCTCCTAAAATTTTACAGGCCTTAGGTGACGTGCTTCCTAATCAAGGTACATTAGGTGTTGTAAAAAATATTATTTCAAGTGATAATAAGATTAAGCCTGCTGATAAAGAAGAAGCTATGAAGCTTATAGAGCAGGATATGCAAGAGCTAAAAGAAGTTTCAAGTAGGTGGAAAGCTGATATGAAGTCTGACTCTTGGTTAAGTAAAAATACTAGACCTTTAGCTCTTATATTTTTAACTGCATCATCAGTATTTATGATGGCTGTAGATTCATTTCATTTACAGTTTGATGTAGATGATGCTTGGATAGGCTTATTAAAAACATTACTGGTAACAGTTTATGTAGCATACTTCGGAAGTCGTGGTGCTGAAAAAATAACAAAAATAAATAAATAAAAATGGCTGGATCAATAGAAATAGATATTGCTGGATTAGAAGGTAACATGGCAGCAGAGCCAAGACGATTTGCTCACTCTGCTAATGCTATAACAATAGCAAGTGGAACTGGCAAAGATGACGTAGCTCAAGATGTATTACCTGCACCTGCAGCTGATGAAGTTGCTGTATTAAAAAGAGGAGCTTGCTTATATATAGGCGGAACTGGTAATGTTAAAGTATTATTAGAAGGAGATAGTGCACCTGTATTATTTAAAGCTGTTCCAACTGGAACTTTTATGCCTGTGCTTGTCAAGAAGATATATGGTAAAGATGGTAGTGATGGAACTACTGCTACAGATATATTAGCATATTACTAAAATAAAAAAACAATTAAATTAAATTAAATGTCAAATATAAAAAACAGACTGCGTGGTAAAGTTACTAAAGCAGAACTAGAGAAAATTCAACAACAACAAAACAAAGTAAACTCTATATTAATAGAGTTAGGTTATCTTGATTCTAAAAAGCATTCATTATTACATGAGTTAGCTGATGCTAATGTTATAGTAGATGAAACCAAAAAAGAATTACAAGATAAATATGGTCATATAGATATTAATCTTACTACTGGTGAGTGGAATAGAAACGAGAAAGATGTCAGTAATAAGGAAGATTAGTATAGGTTCTGATTATAAAAATGATGCTATGCATTATTCTTTAGATCAAGAAGTTTATGGTGGCCATAGAATATCAGACATATTATTTGATGACAAAGATAATTCATATAATATTTTTATAAGTAAAAATAGTGAAGTATTACCTTGGAAAAAGTTTAATAATAATATGGCTATATCTGTTGAATATGATCTCAAGTATTAATGAAGAGTTTATATAATTTCATTGTCAAGCCTTTAAATCAAAGATATGACAATGTTAGAAAAATAGGTGATAAAACACTTATTATTAATACCAATATAGAACACCACCAATTCGTGAGCAAACAAGCAGTTGTTGTTTCTGTACCAGCTGCTTATAGCTCACCTATAAAACCAGGTGATGAAGTATATGTACATCACAATTTATTTCGTAGATGGTATGATCAAAAAGGCAGAGAACGTAATAGCTCTACTTATTTTAAAGACAACTTATATTTTTGCACACCACAGCAAATATATATGTATAATGGAAAATGTTTTAATAACTATTGCTTTATTATTCCTGTTTTTAATCAGGATAAGTTTAATACATTAAAAGAAAAACCTAATGTTGGTATAGTAAAATATAGCAATGATGTCTTAGAAGCCGCTAAAATAACACCTGGAACACTTGTAACGTTTACACCAAACTCAGAGTTTGAGTTTATTATAGGTGATGAACGACTTTATTGTATGAAATCAAATGATATAGCTTTAACTCATGAAAACAAAGGAGACGAGAAAGAATATAATCCAAGCTGGGCGAAAGGCAGTTGATGAGTTAGTTAAAGTTGCTAAAGAACCTATAGTAGATACAGGTGAAGATGTTTCAGCTGATAGGTTAAAAAATGCTGCAGCTACTAAAAAACTTTGCATCATGGATGCTTTTGAAATACTACAACGTATTGAAGAAGAAGAAGCAATATTAAATGGTGAAGATAAAACAAAAGAAGTAAAATCATTTAAAGGTTTTGCAGAAGGGAGAAGTAAATGACTTACGAACAAACTCTTTATAAAGAACTAAAAGACGTTGTTAATCCTAAAATACTAGCAAAACAAAACAGATTTAAAAAGTGGGAGTACGGTTACAACGTAGAGTATGATTTTGTAGTAATAAGTAAAACAGGTAAAATTGGAACAATCATTGAAATACAAGGTCTCCGCATTGCTTTACCAGCAACAGATGAACCGTTTAAACGAAGCAAAAAACAAGAGGAGCAATACTGGGAACGCTTTGAATATCCAAAAGAATTACAAAGAATTAAAACAAGATTTGACTGGGAAGAATACCCATTAGATTTTAAAGAAAAATGGTACGATTATATTGACAATGAATTTACTAGACGAGAACAAGGATTTTGGTTTTATAACAACGGTGTTAATACTTACATTACTGGTACTCATTACATGTACTTGCAATGGTCAAAAATCGACGTTGGAGCGCCTGAATATAGAGAGTCAAACAGACTCTTCTTTATATTCTGGGAAGCTTGCAAAGCAGATCACAGATGTTACGGTATGTGCTACCTCAAAAATAGACGATCTGGATTCTCTTTTATGGCAAGCGCAGAACTTGTCAACCAAGCTACAATATCTTCCGATGCTAGATTCGGCATACTTTCCAAGTCTGGTGCCGATGCCAAAAAAATGTTTACAGATAAAGTTGTCCCAATATCCGTTAATTATCCGTTTTTCTTCAAACCAATTCAAG